GAAGAAGCTGGCAACGCAATGTACGCATTCATCAACCCTCCATCTCCGAGCATGAGGACCATCCGAATGGACAACCTGTTGCAAGGATGGGACGACGCTAAGATTGGGAAGGGGGTGAAGCCGTGAGCTTCAAGGAATGGTTGGGGTACATGAAAGAAGAATTGGAGTTCCACAAGCGACATCCAGAACTGTTGATTGCACTTCTGATTGCTGGTTCGTCTTACTTCATATTCAAGGAGATAAATAGGTGGCCATGAAACGTTACACCCACATCGTGTTGCGACGAATGCCTCCCCTGAACGGATTCAGTATCAAGACTCCGGAGGGCAAGTTCCTGAGCGACATACGTCCACGGGGCATCGTCAAAGAACTCAATCGTCTCATCGACCGAATCAACAAGTTAGAGGAGGCCAAGCTGTGAGAGACTGCGCTTTCATCTACGTCCACGCATTTAACGGCATCGTTCGCGTAGAGAGTCTGGATACAGCCAAGCACATTGATGACAATCCAGAATGGAAACACGTCGCGACAATAAACCCTCACGTTGTTCTTGAGAGCATCTTGAGAGCGACGATTAAAGAGCGGAACCTAATCATCAAACACCTACTGACATGAAACACCTGCACGAACTACCTGAAGACGACCGGCTGAGGAATGTGGCGCTCAAGGACATCGACGTCCGTATCCGCTGCCGTCACACAAAAACGACCCGCGATCCGCGCACTTGGAAGATCAAAGGGGACACCTACAACCGCCTCGGCGACAACTGGAAGATCAACTTCGATTTCATCATCCAATGAAAGACTTTGATGTAGCCTTCACGATGATCGAATACGGCGGGTCATTCGTTCGCAAACTAGGCGCCGCGGCGCTGGTGGCAGACCCAGAGAACCTGAGGAAGATCAAGGCGGCCTGGCCTGAGTACTGGGCGCAATACGACCGAATGGCAAAACAGCTTTCGGAGGTTGAAAAGCAATCCTCCAAGTAAACAACACAACACAGCAACAACATGGGAATCACAGTATCAACGAAACAAACAGGCGGCACCTTCACACCGTGCCCCGAGTACACCGGCCGCGCGGTGTGCGTCGACATCACGCCGCTCAAGACCTACGAAACCGAGTACGGCACCAAGCAAAAGTTCAAGATCGCGTTCGAGCTCGATCTCCTGGACAAGACTCGCAACCCGGTGCAGCCCTGGGTGGTGATGACGGCGCCGATGACCGCCAGCCTGCATGAGAAGGCCGGCCTGACCAAGTTCCTCCGAGATTGGCACGGTCGGGCCCTTACCGCCGAGGAGACCACCAGCCTCGACCTGGACAGCCTCATCGGCCGACCGGCCACCGTGGTGATCGTCCATGAGCAGAGCCAGGACGGCACCAAGACGTTCTCGAACATCAAATTGATCATGGCTCACAAGAACGGCGAGCCACTCAAACCCTCGGGCCTGTGGGTACGGATGGAAGACAGGCCGCCCAAGGATGACGACCAGGTGAAGACGGTGGTGCCGGCTACCGCGGCGCCGGTCAAGATCTCGGATGTGAAGGTGCACGTCGGCAAGTTCAAGGGCGTGCCGATCTCGGAGCTGACCGACGACGCTGTGCGAGGCCTGAGTGAGCACTGGTTACCAAAGGCTAAGGTCAGCGCCGGAAAGAGCCCCGAGGACATTTTTTTGATCGCCGCGGTGACCAAGCGCTTGCAGGAGATCGAGGCTAAAGATCAACCCAACTTCGACGACGTGCCCTTCTAATGAAAACACGTCAACCCTACGTCAAACTAGTCGACAAAGTGCCCGAGGTGGTTCGGATGCGCTCCGAAGGCAAGACCCTCGAGGAGATCGGGAAGCACTTTAACCTGTCTCGCCAGCGCATCAAACAGATCGAGCAGTCGGCCGAGATACACGAGGAGATCCTGCGACAATGGGGATTCCCGTTCACGGTCAGGACGTTCAACACCCTCGAAAGGCTGTGCGTCAAGAGCCGCGACGAGGCCTTGCAACTCTACAACACCGGCCACCTTCGACCAGGAGCTGTCCGCGGTTTCGGTTGGGTAAGCTATTTCGAGATCTGCGAATGGCTTGAAGTACCGACCACCCGGGAGCCGATCAACTTCCTCGTTTGCCCCCATTGCGGCAAAAAGATCTGACCACCTTCCGGCAGCCTGTTGCTGTCGGGGACTCGTAGTGCCGGGGGCGCGCATCGGTTGACAAACGCGCAACAACTCTCAACAACTCTGACAAATGCCAGCCAATCCAAACATCTACTTCGACATTGAGACCGGGCCTCTACCGCTCGAGCAGCTCAACATCCCTGCCTTCAACCCGGCCGACGTGAAGCTCGGCAACATCAAGAACCCTGACTTGATCGCCGAGCGCATCCAGAAGGCAGAGGAGAGTCACACGGCGGACTACATCCGCAATGCCGCCCTGGATGCCTTGTCGGGCCAGGTGCTGTGCATCGGCTACCGGGTCGATCATCAAGAGCAGAACATCCTGTGCGCTGATGCCGATGGTGAGGCCCACCTGCTGCGACAATGGTGGGCGCTTCTCAACTACTACGAGCGCCAGCCACAGCTCATCGGCTTCAACATCAAGGCCTTCGACTTGCCGTTCCTCATCAAACGCTCCTGGCGCCACAAGATCATGCCGCCCTACTGGCTAAGGAGCGGCCGGTACTGGTCGGAGCTGGTGGTCGACCTTCGGGAGGTGTGGCAGCTAGGTGACAACCGGGCCCATGGAAGCCTCGCATCCATCAGTCGCCACCTGGGACTCGGTGAGAAGTCAGGCAACGGCGCCGACTTTAGCCTGCTGTGGAACACCGACCGCCAGGCAGCCATCGACTACTGCCTTCAGGACGTGAAGCTCACCCAGGCGGTGGGCGACATCCTGATGCCGGCCTACTGAGGGCTGGACATCGACCAGGACAGCAGATAGATAGAGACCGTCAGCGTGAGCCCTAGGAAGCGAGCGCAGGCAATCAACTCAGGACCCATGTTCAATCCAATTTTCCCCACTCTTTCCGTGAAACGTCGCGTTGGTTCTGCGCGAGTTCCTAGCACGGACTGGGTGGGGTTTTCTGTTTGAATTATGACCTACTCCGAAAAACTCCAACATCCGCGGTGGCAGAAGAAGCGCCTGGAAATCATGTCTAGAGACGGCTTTCAGTGCGTAAAGTGCTCGTCCGAAACCAACACACTGACGGTTCACCACTTTTACTACGTTTCAGGAAGAATGCCTTGGGAATACCCAGGGGGATCAATGGCAACGATGTGCCGAAAATGTCACTTTGAAGGTCACGAGGATTCGCAGTCGTTCCCAACCTTCTTTACCTCTTGGGAGCTGTCAGCTTGTTACGAGATCAAGCGCCAGATTCAAATCAACCACCACGATATAGATCACGACAAAGGTGTTCTGTTCTTTGTCGAAAAAGCTGGTCAGGAGGCTGGGTGGCCTCCGTTTGAGACAATGCACCTTTTGAAAGACGCCGCCGATCACGGGATCATGACAGCAGAATGGCTGACTAACCTTTCGAAACAGGTGATGGCAACCCGAAAACAACAAACCTCTAACCAATGAGAATCCGCACGATCAAGCCGGAGTTCTTCCATCATGAGGGACTGTTCGAGGCCGAGCTGGAAACCAAGCTACCGCTCCGCGTGGCCTTTGCTGGCCTCTGGTGCATTGCTGACCGGGAAGGCCGTTTTAAGTGGGAGCCCAGGCGCATCGGTGTGCAGGTGCTGCCATACGATGGCGTCGACTTTTCACGCGTGCTCGACGCGTTGGCCACGCGTGGTTTCCTTGTGAAGTATCGCGTTGGAGACGAGTGGTTTGGATGCATTCCAAGCTTCTCAAAGCACCAAGTCATCAACAATAAGGAAAAAGCCTCAATTCTTCCAGATTACCTCGAAAATGGAGCGATTACCGAGGAAATCGACGCGTTGGCCACGCGTGAGCCACGCGATGACGACGCGTGCCATAAGGAAGGGAAGGGAAGGGAAGGGAATGGAAAGGAAGGAGTTTCGCAGAAAGCCTTGAGTCCTGACCTCGAAGCCTTCCGCCTACGAGTTGGTGCTATGCTTCGCCGTAGGCCTTCGACCAAATGGTCTACCGGTGAGATCAAAAAACTCAAAGAGGTGTTCGACTTGAACACACCTGAGGAAGACCTCGTTCGCCTGGAGCAACGCTACAAATCCAACGACCCGTATCTCCGGCGTGAACTTGAGACCCTGTTGAACCACTGGAACGGTGAGATCGACAAGACTCAAAGCGATCTGATCTCCGGCAACAACAACCCAGGCGCTATCAGCGCCGACATCACTAACTGGCAATGAGCGACCCCTACTTTGCCGAGGATGACGAGTTCGGTCTCCTGGGCGCCTGTCTATCCGGTGGCTCCGATGTCTGCTACGAGGTGTTCTCCAGGATCACCACCGAGGCCATCCAGAACGACAGCCTGCGCCAGATCTACGAGGTGACCAAAGGCCTGGTCGCCAAGACGGAGCCGGTCAACCTCCAGAGCCTGGTCAAGGAATGGAAACGCTCTATGCCTGGGACTCCGGTGCCTTTCGAGGTGTTGAACCGCTGCGACGAGATCTGCGCCAGCCCGGCCAACCATCCCGAGTTCTCAAAGGCTGTCCTCGAGGCCCATCACCGCCGGCAGTTACGTTTTGCCGGTGACCGTCTAATTCGCGACTCCGCTGTCTCCACCCTGTCTGTGGATCAAATCGTCGCTAATGCCGAAGCAGGGCTCACCGTCGAGGCATCCAAGGAAGAGGTCCAACCCTGCAAGTCGGTAGTCAGCCGGTTCATCGACTCTACCCAGGAGCGCTTCGCCAGGAAGGGCCACCTGTCCGGCATCACCTCCGGCTTCCGGCGCCTGGACGCAATGACCGACGGCTTCCAGTTCGGCGAGCTGGCCATCATTGCGGCCAGGCCAAGCATCGGAAAGACCGCCATCGCCATCGCAATAGCCCGGGCAGCAGCCATCGAACACCGGGTGCCGACCCTGTTTATCTCGTTGGAAATGTCCGACGAGTCTATCGTTCGGAGAATGGTCTCTAACGTAGGATCTATTCCGATGCAGGACATCAAGACTGGCGACCTCGATGAAGGTGGAATGAAGGCAATGGCCAGCGCCTCCGCTAAGGTGGCCGGCAGCCCGATCTACTTTGTCTCCGGTTCCGGTGTGTCCGGCATCGCCACCATCACCGCGGTGATCCGCCGGGCTGTCCGTAAATGGGGCGTCAAGCTCGTCCTAATCGACTACCTCCAGAAGATCCACGGGAGCAAGGCGGCCGAAAAGAAGACCTATGAGATCGCCGAGGTCTCCGGTCGACTCAAGGCCATTGCTTCCGACACCAAGACCGCGGTGGTCGCCCTGGCCCAGCTCAACCGGGAGAACGAGAAGGACAAGGGACGGGTGCCTCGCCTCACCGACTTGGCCGACTCTGGTCAGATAGAACGTGACGCCGACCTGGTGCTGCTGCTCAACCGGGAGCGTAACCAAGCCAACGGCGAGGCCATCATCGCTGTCGCCAAACAACGCGACGGCGAGTGCGGCCTTGTGCCTCTCTGGTACGAGGGCCAGTTCTGCCGGTTCACCGACCCATCACCATCCTTCCAATGAAAATACCCTACGACCTCGACCGCATCAAACTCCTGCACGAAGCCCCCAACCTGGTTGCCCTGGCGATCAAGCGTGGCTGGATGTCCTACCCTCGCAGCGTCAAGCTCAGTGCCCTAGGCACACCCATCTTGGCGCTCGAGGAGGAGGAGGACTACGAGATCACCGCCACCGCCCAGGATGCAGACGTGTGTCGCAAGGCCTACGATCTCCGTGAGCGTAACCTTAGCCTCGACGATGTGGCCAAGGCGTGCGGTGTTGCCCGTGGTTCGGTGGCTTACATCATAGCGAAAGGCCATGAGATGTATTTGAGGCAGCAAAGGATAGAGCATAGTACAATAGACACCTCTGTTAAACCTGCAAATATGTAAGGAATCTTTTGCCATATCTCCAATAACAGGTGAACGCGAGAC